AATACATATGGTCCTACTGATACATCTATTGTTGGTAATTTTCCTGACTATGAGGAGAGTGATCTTTTTAGAGTACCTAATATGAATGGTAGGGCAATGGTTGATCTTGAGGAATCATATCTACAAGTTGAGAAATATCAGTTTGGACAACCAGATGCTGATTCTGTGATTGGAAGTACAGCACCTAATGGAAGTTTAATTTCTGAGGATGGTACTGGTGTTACCCCACCAACTATCTGGAGTGCTGACACGGATCTAACATTTCAATTAGATCCAGTTGACACAATGGCAGGAAAAATTCAAAACATTGCATTGAATGATCCTACATGGTCTAAAACATATTATACTATTGGTAGAAAATTAGGTATTGACCATACACCTGCTCATAAACATAAAGGACAATATACAACAGCATTTCCTAGTGGTAGATATGTTCAGGTATTTGAGGCACCACAGAGCCAAACAACTAATCAGTATGAATCTGCGAATTTAACTGGTGTTAACAGTAACGACAGTGCAGACACATGGACAAATGGTTTTGGAGCAATGACATATTATGATGAAAATAGTTTGGTTCTAACAAACGAAACAAAAACTTTCACACAAGATCAAGTTCCTGCACCTGGTCTACAAAGAGATATTCCTAGTATTGGTATTACTGCTGGATTTGCAGACACATATAATTACAATCACCATATGAAACAGGTGACTGGTATATTCCCACCACCTGTTAATATTTTTGGTTCCCCAAACTATTTGAATGGTGACGTTGGTACTACATATCCAACTACCATCAATCATAGAGCTGAAGATTTTACAGATCAAACAGCAGCATCACATAACCACTTTAGTTTTGATGTTTCTATGACCAGAGGTGGACTTAGAATTCCCCCAAATATTGCTGTAAATAACGTACAATCTTATACAGTTAACGTTTCTGACATCCCAGATGCGTTAAATATTCTTATGGACAACAATACACCATCACAAACCGTGTTGATGATCATCAGAGCTTACTAAAATGCCAGTCTTTTTAAACCAAGAAAGAACCAAGATAGGAACAACTACAGGAACGCTTATTGCTTTTCCTCAAGAGTTGGAAGTAAATGATCCTGCAGTTGGTAATAGTTTAACATTATTACCATCTGGTTATTTGAGATGTGATGGTAAGATTTATAATGAAGCTGTGTATCCAGCATTAGCAGAAGTTCTTGGAACTGGTGAGACTTGTGCCTTTAAACAAGAAGGAGTAACATTAGCAACTGATCAGTTTCAAGTACCTGATCTAAGATCTAAATTTATTAAAGCTAGTTCTGCATCAGATCAGGGTGTTGTTAATGATAACACAGTAATTAATGCTGCTGGTCAAACTATTCAGAAATCTGGTGTTGGTGTTAATGTTTCATCTAATGTAGGAAACGTTGCAGTTGTTGATATGACAGGACAGTTTAGAGTTCCTCCTAGAGAGGTTACTCTTACGGGTAATGTCGGTTTTACTAGACCTAGGTCTCCAGATGAGGAAATTGTAACTGGAAATGCTATTTTACCACATACACATTACACAACTACTTTTAGATCTAGAACCATTAGACGTACTGGAAGTGATGTATATGAATTAAATTATTACACAAACGCATCTACAATTGGTATACTTAATTGGTTTGATAATACAGATTCGGGTGATGCAAAAGGAGAAGAATGTACTAATTCAGAAAGACAGCCTGCATGTAGACTTTGGCAGCAAAATGTACAATGGCAGGGTGGTAATTATTGGATATCAAGCAACTTTTTTGCAACTTTTGAGTATTATGGTATTTGTAAGTCGGGTTGTCTCGGATTTGAACAAAGTTGTTTGATTCCTGAAGGTAGAACAATAACACTATGCACAACACCAGAAGGTCCTTGCTTCCAAAATATTAATCTACTTTTAGGTACTCTTAGACAAGAGATGGAGTGTGCAGAGGTTGGTAATCATGTTGTCCCAGCTACCTATGTTGAAGGTGGTGACAATGTTGGTGATGATAATATTCCTACTACTTCACCCCCTACTGGTGGTGTTTTACAATCATTTTCTTTATATCAAAGTTTAGATGTTACAGATGGATTTTTTAATAAAGGAATAGGACAATGGGCTTATTCTAATGGTGGTGATACTTTATGGAGCAACTTAGATGATTTTGTCACAGGTGAAACTGACATGGTTGGTGGAACTGGAACTGGAATGAGATTAACTGTTAGATTTGAAGCATGGCCAGGTCCTGGTGGAGGTGCAACTAATACAAGATATAAAATTGTTGGTATTACAAATGGTGGTACTGGGTATAGTGCTAATGATATTCTTACATTTTCAAATGTGGGAGGATATAATATTAGTGCTGAATCAACTGAATTTAGATTACAAGTAAATACTACATCTTATGGTTCTAATGTTCAAGACGCTGGAGGATATACTCATAACACATCTTTACATAATGTTTTACCAGTAGATACTGTTGTTGACAATGATAATTCAGTTGCATACCCTCAAGTTTCAAATATTGTTGAGACCACTCAAGCATTTGATTATGAGGATGATCCTACAAGACATACACATACTATAAACTATACAACTGGACTTACCGATTATAAGTTAAATATACCAGAGACATTTATTTCTACTGATGGAATGAGTGCTTCTATTAATATAAATGCAGAGAGTGATACAAAGATTGATAGTTTAATCCAACCTTTTGTGATGGTAGAATACTTAATAAAGACTTAAAATGCCAAGAAATATTCGTACTAATTATCTAACAGATAAGTCAACATTTGGCAATTCTACGATGCCAATAGGTTCTGTTGTACCTACTTTTAAAGCAACTGATGATAAAGTAACAGATAATGGTATTGTGGAAAGCTTAGGAGCAGTTGCTAGTTTAACTTCTGGTGGTAGTGGATATACAACTGATTTAGGTACAGTTACTGGGTATCCTACTACTCCAATTCAGCTTGATATTCCTACTAATACATTAGCATTTGCAATAGGGACTGATAATATTACTATTAATAATCATCCTTTTATTGAGGGAGATAAACTTACAGTTACAGAAAATGATCAGGGTGCTAACCAACTTACATTAGGTGCATCAATTGACTCGTTTACTATTGGTGGCGGCGGTGGTAGTAATTACACATCTGCACCACTTGTACAGGTAACTGATAATGGTAGTGGTCCTACTAAAGCTGGTTCATTTTCTGCAGTAGTTGATCTTGCAACAGGAAAGGTTACTGGAATCAATGTTATTGATGGTGGTACAGGGTATCAATTCCCTCAGGTCACACTTATTGGTGGAGGTGGTACAGGTGCTACAGCAACACCAAATTTGGCAAATGGTGGTGTTGGTGGTATTAAAGTTGGTGCAGGATTTTCATTCTTAGTTGATTATATTGATGCTAATACTATTAAATGGTCTAGAAGTAATGGAGATATTCTTGCAGGTAGATACTATAATATCACCAGTATTGGTGATAACGGAACACTCAAAGTTGAATCAAGCACTGGATTTGGATTAACTGTTGGTATATCAGCACTTCAAACTGGTGAAGTGGATTTTGCTACTATCAAAAATCCTGGATATGGATATGCTGATGGTGATGTGGTTTATATTTCTCAACCAGGTAGTAGTGGAGATGCAAGAGTTGAAATTGTAACTACATCTTCTGAGACTGGTATTGATCCAGCAATGCAATATCCTGGATGGTTATATTGTGATGGATCTGAATATGATGCAGATGAGTTTCCATTATTATATCAGGTTATTGAGAATAAGTATGGTGGAACATCTGGAACATATAAACCAGAAAATTTTGGAGCAGATTCTGGTGGTATTAAATTTAATGTTCCTGATTATAAAGCTAGAAAGTTAGTTGGTGTTGGTGGTGGTGTTGATGGTGCTGGATCTCCTGTATCAGGTAATGTTATTTCCACTGTTGGTAATACTGGAGGTAGATGGTATTTCTCAAAATCACAACAAGAAGCATTATTTGATATTGGAAATATTGTAATAACTGGATATCAAAATATAACAGAATTTGTTGGTGGAACTTTAACTGGTTTTGTGGACTTACAAATAGGACCAATGCAGGAAAAAATGTTAACTTCGGTTCCTGAACATGAACATAATATCCTGACATCTACAGCACCTGAGGCAGCAGCATTTGAAGGTAGTGGATATGCGGTTGATAATTGTCTTGCTAGTTATAAGGATAGTAATGGACAGGTTCAATACTTCACGCCTAGTGGTGGAGTACCATTATTTCACACTCATGGTGTTGTAGATTATATTATTCCTGATCCAACTGTTGCTACATTTGGTAATACAGGTGGTATTGGTGAGACTGTAACTAAAACTATTAATGCCAGTGATATTACTAGTGATCCAGCAGGAACAATATTTAATATTCCTGGTCATGATTTGTTTACTGGTTATAAGATTAGAGTTTTTTCAAATGCTCAGACAACTCCTCTAGCATATGATGTTGATGGAACAATTGTTACATTTGCTGCGAATACAGAGTGGTATGTAATTACAATTGATGATGATAATTTTAGGTTAGCAAAATCAAAATATAATGCAAGAAAACAAATTGCATTGAATGCAACAACAAATGGTAGTGGAGGTGAAAATATTGTATTAGAGATGCAATATAAAATTGCGGGAAATCTACCAGGTGATCAAGTAACAGTTATTCAACAACCACAAGATACAGTATATGATATTGATGGCACATATGTTATTGGTGGTAAAACAATTCAATTACCTGGTGGAAGTACAGTTTCATTAGATCAGGTTGTAGAACAGATTTCTCCAGGATCTTACACAGTTCCTGCTCCTACATCAGAACAACTTCCAATACAAGGAGTTAGTGGTACTTTGACTGGTTCTGGAGGTGGTGGAGCTACTAGTTCTGTTGATGGGCAAGATGGTGGAGGTAGTTACTATCAATTTAACTATGGTGGTAATCAATATCAAATCATTGCAGATGGTGGTGATGGTGGAGATGCATGGCAAGAATTATTACAAACAAGAGAATGGGTTGCTGTTGGTACTGTTGGTGGTTCTAATAATATCTCTGGTGGTGCTGCTGCTGTATGGTCTAGTTTCTTGTTAAACAATGGAATTTATATAGATGCTCCATCATTAGGAGGTTCAGACCCTTACGTAGGACAATGGGTAACATGTGGTGTTGGTATTAATGTAGATGCATCTCTTGCAGCTTCTGGTTTTAATGTTGAATTCCACTGTGATGGTCTGTCTGAAATGGATTTATGGGGACCAGGTGGTCCAACTGATTACATACAAGGTAACGCAACACCACCAAATACTTCAGGACCTGGTTTACCTTATACCAGCAGTGCAACATTGGTTGTTCCTGCTAGTAATCTAACAACTACTGGTTGGTATCAGTTGAAAGTTAAAGTATTAAATGATTTTGCTACTGATGGTAATGATAGCTGGTCTAATAACCCTGCTGGTGTTGGATTTGTTGCTACAAGAAATGATACTGGTGCGACCATGTTTACTTCTAGAGGAGAATGCACAGGTGGACAGACAACACAATTTTTACCTGGTGGTGGTGCTGGTGGTATTGGTGGAAAAACCAGAATTGTTTCTGGTGGGTCTACGACAAATGTTACAGCATCAGGCACATACAATGTAAATGGATTAGATATCAAAATTAGTAACTATTTTAGTGGAAATGATGGAACTGCTGGTGGAACGACTTCAGCAGGTGCTGGTGCTCCTACTGCATATGTTTTAGGTGCAGGTGGTGATGGTGCTAGAACTTTATTTACTGGAACAGTTGATGTAGCTCAAATTTTTAGTACACCAGATAATAATTTTGCTACCTATACTATTCCAAATCAGTGGCCATTAGATAGTTTAAGAGCAGAAATCAAAGGTGGTGGAGGTGGATCAGGTGGTACTGGTGACGGTGGTACTGGTTGGCACGCAGGAAGTGGTGGTTCTGGT